TCTGCTAAATTTTCACTTGTCACCACATTGGCTGCAAGTCTTTCCGCTAAATCTGACATAGGTTTCCCTAAGAATTAACCCAGTTGACCCAACTGGTAAGGTTTTGTGGTTTTTACCACACAATTCTGTAACCGTCAATTATTGCATCGGGATTTGTTGTTCGCCGCCCATAAACGGATTTTGACCTTGGTCAATATCTTGCGCCGCAATCGTGGCATATTGACCTTGCTCCGTGTTGCGCTTGTCAATTTCCTTCATAAGACGGGTTGTGTCCATGTGGTGCAACATTAGTTCAACAATTGCGTCAATCTCAGTCTTGTTTTGGCTTGTGATAGCACGGGTGTTTTGGTCGTTAACTTTGACTTCTGCCATTGTCTCGGTGTTGTGCGCTTTTGCGGTAACTTCCATGAGTTTGCGTTTGTTTGCGCCTTCCTCTTTGATTTGGGCAACTTGACCACGATTGTTGATTTCCAACTGTGCCGCTTGCAATTGTTGCTGCATATCTTGAACTTGCTTCTGCGCCTGTGCCAAACGCATTTGAATTTCGGGTGGAATATCAGATTTCTCGTCAATGTTTGCCATTGGGTTCATTGACGCAAGTCGGTCTGCAATTACGTCAGCGCCGGGAAAGTCCATGTTGCGGAACACCAAATCGCCAGCAATGTTGAACAGTTCTTGGTTGCTAGTCAGCAAAGGCATCATGGCCTCGACCGCTTGTTGGCGTTTAGTTTGGAAGCCCGGGCCAGTGTCCATCACCACATCGTATTCTCCAACGGTCACATCGTTCAACACTTCGCCGACTTCAGTGGCTTGGTTGATTGTGGTCATGTCAGGCTGTCCGTCTGAGCCGATGATACGCATGACACGCTCGGTATCGTAAATCTTTGGAATCAAGTCCAGCAAGATTTTGCCCGTGTGCCGAATGCTGCGGGTCATGTTGTCGTAGAAGTGGAAGTTGGATAGGTCAACTTGGTTCTGCTGCCCTGCCAGTGCCTTGCCGGAAATGTTACCGCTTGGCAATTGGTTTGGGTCAACAATGCCCAACACCATCTGCAAGTCTGCCGAGATAGCGCCAGCGGCTTCCATGATGCCCTGTGGTGGGCCTTCGGGCTGTAAGCGTGACGGTACGGGGGCTGGTTGCCCTTCAATGTCTTTTTGCTTGTAGCGCAACACGGGGCTTGACTTAATGTTAGCCATTGCCCACTCGTTTTCGTGGCCTTCGTCTTGGCCTTCTGCCAGCAGCCATTTAGCCTTGGGAGCAAGAGCCACAGATTCGGTCATCGCTGTGCGCCAAAAGTTGTACATCCGCTGTGGGTCTTTGGCAAAGCGTACCAAGCCGTATTTCTTGCGCTTATCGTCAACGATAACCTGTGCGCCGTAGCAAGGGACAACGGGGATAAATTTACCTGCCCAAGTCTTTTCCTCAAGAATCTCAAGGGCGGTCATCTTGCACCACTTAACCGACTTGCGGAAACTGTCACGCTCGTCAACAATGGTTAGCCCTGCGGCTTCTACACGCTCAAAGAACTTGTTGCCATCGGCAAACATTTTGCTGCCATCGCTCAATTGGTACAGTTTTGCCCGTTCACGCTCGATATAAAAGAATTCGGCAATGCGAATGTCCTCTTTGGTAATCCATGCCGCAGTGTCATCGCCTGTGCTGCGCTGCACAAAGTTGCCGCCATCGTCAGCATCAGGGTAGTAGTCCCTAAACACCTTCTTGTCCATAATTGTGGTAATCAGGCAACGCTCTGCGTCTGAACCATCGGGCAAGATGCTGTTTGGGTCAAAGTACACGGTAAACGGGTTGTCAATCGTGTCGATGTAGATTTCTTGGTCGAATGAATCCTCGCTCACATAGCGGGTGTTAATGCGCCAGTAGCCCCAACCCATGCGAACTGCGTAGTCAAACGCTGTGTCATAGGCGGTATCGGCGTTGCTGTTGACTTCAATGTGCCGGGTCATGCCCTCAATCACTTGGGCAATCTTGTAATCTGCAAGGTTGTTGACCGGATGAACTTTGATGCGTGGTCGTTGCTGGCGCTGTTGGTTTGTTACCTGACGGATGTAGGAATCAATCTTGTTAATAGTCAGGCAGGGACGGGCTTCCACATTGCGGCTGTTCTGAATCTCGACAGGCCATTGGTCGCCAGCGGCAAACTTAATGTCGTTCAACGCTTCCGCACGGTTGGTGCTGTCAGCATCATTGACCAAGCCCCAAAACTTAATCGCATCGGTTATGCGTTGGTCTTTACCGGATGAGTTTTTCATATATACCCTTGTTGCCGATGATTATATTAGTCCATCCAATTCGCCGCAACACTGATTTCAGGCTTCGATTGTCGGTCTTTTGGCTTTGTAATCATAAGCCCAATCATCCTAAAAGCGTCAGCCCCGTGGCTGTAATGGTCGTGCAGTGGCGTTTTGCCAAATTGTCCCGTTGCTGGGTCAACCTCAAAGCGGTAATGCCGCAAGCAGTTTATCCCGTCCGCTGCGTTGTCTCGGTCAAAGTAACAGGTTGGGAATATAGACCGCCCTGCGTTAATCGAATCAATAATTGGCACACGGGGCAAAATGTGCGTCTTAAAGCCAGCGTTCCTTACAATGTCACCAATAGACCGCCCCGCGGCTGCAAGTGTTTGGTTGCCAGCATCATGCGGTAGCCATATTGTGTCGTACACATAGCCAAACGTCTGCATTGTTGCCATGTAATGCGTGATTGTCTTTTGGCTGTCTTCCAAGTACCGTATCAATCGGGTCTCCATGCCCACAAACTGCAAGAACCAAATTGAGGTGCTGTCTGCCCATCCCAAGTCAAAGATGGCGTGGACAGGCTTTGTCGGGTCATACGGAACACGGGTAATGCGTCCGTCTAGTTCGGCTTGCTGCAATTCCTTGCCAAAGATAGCGCCATCGACCGATTGACGGCATAAGCCTTCCCATACTTGGTTATACGCCTCAAGGTCACGGTCTTTAAGACCATCTTTTTCCAACCGTAGCGTCTCAGGGAACCAAGGGTTGTCCGACCAGTTGATTTTGATACTGATGCAGTCTGCTGGGGGATGGATAACAAACCGCTGATAGGTTTCGTCTGTCTCTAACTCAGGGTTAAACGATACCCAAATCTCCGACTTTTCTTTACGAATGGTTGGAATAAGCACGTTCCAACTTAAGCGGCTTACCGTTTGGGCTTCTTCAACCCAACAAACGTCAACACCCTCATAGGATTTAATGTTGGCAATGTTGTTCTTTAAGCCAGCAAAGGCAAACTCTGTGCCGTTCTGCCCTCGAATGCTCGCTTGGGTTATCTCGTAAAAGCCTAAAAGCCCCAAGGCTTGTATTTGGTCAGACAGCAGTTTGTGAACAGAATCCCTCATGCTGGTCATGTACTCACGGGCGCAAAGTATTCGCATCTGAGTTTTAGCGCCTTTAATCAGCAGCGCACGGGCTATGCCCCAACTCTTTGCACCACCCCTGCCGCCATAAAGAACCTTGTACCGTGATGGCTTAAACAGTCCCTCCAACTTAATGGGGAACTCAGCCTTTGAGATTGCCTCAGTTACTTGGTTCATCGGGCTTTACAAATGAAACCTGAATGCCCGTTACCAGTGGCGCACCGTCTTGGCCCGTGACTTCGTGCTTTTGCGTCTCAGCCCACTTTAATTGGGTTTTAGTCCACCAAATAAGCGCAGTCGTGTCTCCGCCCGTGGCTTTGCTGAAAAGCGTCTTAGCTATTTGCCCATTTGCCTTGGCCTTGCCCATATCCAGTTCGGTGCGGTAGTGCTTACGCAGCGTCTTGTCGTCTATGCCGACCAAAATGGCAATTTGCTCATGGGGCAAGCCTAAACCGCTGGTGCTTTCGACCATGCGTTTGCTCTCGTCCGTAGGTAAATGTTCGTGATTCATTTTATAGAGGGGAATTTGCTTAAATTTTAGGCAGATTCTACGGTTTCTGTCAACAATTCGGCTTTTTTGCCTGTGAAGTCTTCCCAACGCTTAACAATTACATCGCAAAACCTTGGGTCAAACTCCATAACAAAGGCTTGAATTCCATTTTTTTCGGCGGCAATCAATGTGCTTCCCGACCCACCAAAGAAGTCGGCAATGGTCTTTGCAGACAATTTAAAGCGTTTAATAATCCATTCCATCAATGAAACAGGCTTTTGGGTTGGATGCACCCGGTTTATCTTTTCCGATGCTTGGGTAAATTGACGGACAACACTTCGGAAGTTTGCCCAAGCCAGTTCACAATCTGTTTGGTCGGATTGACCATTATTTTTATCCCAAACCAGCCAACACTCGCTGTCCGGCAATACGGAACAATAGTAGTTTGCACCCCACCAAATATGCTTTGCATCCGGGTACAAGCCAAAAATTAAGTTAAATGCGTCCTTTGCCACGTCCGGCGTGTCATCGCCCAATATGTCAATTTTGTAATTTTTCTTTAAAACTGACGATTTGCTTACAGCATTCATTCCATAAGGCGGATCGGTGTGGATAAGGTCGGGATAAGTTCCCTGCATCAACTTGTCCACATCATTTAGGCTTGTGCTGTCCCCGCACATTAACCTATGCCGACCCAATTGGTAAATGTCGCCCAATTTGGTATTAGGCTCATCCGGCATATCAGGAACGGCATCCTCATCGGTTAAGCCTTCCATCACCTCAGGTTCAAGCAAAGCGGCTATTTCTTTAGGGTCAAACCCTAATAAATCTAATGAAAACCCGTCTGCCAGCAGTTCGTTTAACTCAATGGTCAGCAGTTGATTGTCCCATTCGGCGTTCAGGGCGAGGCGGTTGTCCGCTATGACGTAGGCTTTGCGTTGGGTTTCGGTCAAATCTGCCAATTCAATGGTTGGAACTTCTTTGTAGCCCAACTTTCTAGCAGCCAAAAGGCGACCATGCCCGGCAATAATGCCGTTTGTACCATCCACCAGTATTGGGTTAGTCCAGCCAAATTCCTTAATGCTTGCCGCTATTTGCGCCACTTGAGTGTCGCTGTGTGTCCGGCTGTTGTTTACATAAGGAATTAGCTCTGTGACTTTCTTTTGGGTTATTTTCACTTTTTTGGCTTTGGTTTGGCTTTTTTCTCAGCTTCACGCTTTACAGAGTAAGCAATGGCAACCGCTTGTTTAAGCGGCTTGCCTGCTTCAATCTCTGCCTTAATATTGGCCTTCAATGCCTTTGGGGTCATTGATGCAATTAAAGGCATTACGATGCACCGTGAATAATTGCATAGTTAATGATCACGGCTTCCGAATAAGAAGTCGATGCGGTCAAGTTACGCAATGTAATCAAAGCAGAACC